TTATTAATTATTATTATTATTATTATTATTATTAAATTTGAATTATTTTTAAAGAATTAAAAAAAATAATATTTAATACTAATATTACGAAAATGACTTCCAATATTGTTGAACCCCTTTTAGAAGTAAATCCATCACGATTCGTGATTTTTCCAATTAACCACTCTAAAGTATGGTCTATGTATAAAAAAGCCGTCGCTTCCTTTTGGACGGTTGAAGAAGTGGACTTGTCCAAAGACGCCGTATTTTGGGCGAAATTAAACGATAACGAACGCCATTTCATTGAACATATCTTGGCATTTTTCGCCGCCAGTGATGGCATTGTAAACGAAAATTTAGTTGAACGGTTTATGAATGACGTACAAATTCCTGAAGCCCGATGTTTCTATGGATTTCAAATTATGATTGAAAATATTCACAGCGAAATGTATTCGTTATTAATTGACACCTATGTTAAAGACCGCGATAGAAAACAATTTCTTTTCAACGCCATTGAAACCATCCCATCTATTAAAAAAAAAGCCGATTGGGCATTGAAATGGATTAGTAATAAAGACGCATCCTTTGGTTCTCGCGTAATCGCATTTGCGTGCGTTGAGGGTATTTTCTTTAGTGGAGCGTTTTGTTCTATATTTTGGTTAAAAAAACGTGGATTGATGCCAGGTTTAACCTTTAGCAATGAACTGATTTCACGTGATGAGGCGCTTCACACCGAATTTGCGGTATTGATGAATTCAATGCTAAACAATCAATGCGATGAAGCCACTATAAAAATGATTATTATGGAAGCTGTGGAAATTGAAAAAGAATTTATTAATGATAGTATTCCCTGTAAACTCATTGGAATGAATGCGGAAATGATGAGCACCTATATTGAATTTGTCGCAAATAGATTAATGATGCAACTCGGACACCCGAAAATTTATAAAAATGTCAAAAATCCATTCCCGTTTATGGAAATGATTTCATTGGAAGGAAAAACAAACTTTTTTGAAAAACGAGTCGCTGAATATGCCAAGACTGGAGTAAAATCTGGCACGGCGAATTCTAAGAAAATTGTGTTTGATGCGGAATTTTAATCTATATTTTCATTTTTTATTATAATTATATTTTTTTTTGTTCTTAAAGTCCCCATAATAGTATCAATCATAGTGTCGCCATAATTACAATTGCTATATATGTGGTGAAGCAAATGATGGTTATGCGACGAATAATTGGAATGTTCCTCAACGATCGTTGAATAGTTCCCCAATACCAACAAAATTAGAATTGTATAGACATCACATTGTAATAATATTAAAGGTAATCCTAATGGCAACATATTTCCAAATATGAAGTCAATTGGATGGGTATATGCCGACGCCATTCCAATGGGGATTTTAAATTCATGATGGACCCGATGATATTCATATAACGTTTTATTAGAATGAAAATATCGATGGGAAAAATAGAATAGGGGATTCGGTAAATAAATGTTTAATATTAGACATATTCCACACCATAATAAATTAAATTCTGGTGGAATATAAAATAGATTAATTAGCACAAAGGCGGGAATTGAATATATACATACATTTTTAAATACGGTGGAAAGGGCCATGTTGTATTTATCCACATTTTCATTTCGTAATTCAATATTAGTTTCACGGATTACATCTATATTAAACGTGTATAATGAAAATCCAAAATAACTCAAAACAAATGTTAAGTAGAATAACATTTCAAAGGCAAAATAATTAATTATTAATAATTAAATATTAACATTAATATTAATTAAAATATAAATAAAAAATGTTTTTTAATAAAAATGTCCGTTCTATTAAAAAACATTTTTTATTTTTCCACTAATCCATATAATTCAAATTTCGCCATAATATTTTTATTATAACTACAATTATTAACTTTATATTCTGTGTAATAGTTAGAATATAATTCAGCCGTTTCCATTGATATATGGTTGCTCATTAAATGCGCCTTCGTTTTGGCTTTAGTGATATTGTAAAGGTTCGTTTGATATTTATCATATGGAAATAAATATAAATTATCGTTATGATGATATTCGATAGTAGTATTCATAATCAATCTATTTATTTATTATCAATTATTAGCATAATAATTTTAAATAGATTGATTTTAAATAGTAACAATAGCCATTTATTTTTTAACCCCAAAAATAGCCATTTATTTTTTACACTTCATACAATTCAAAACTCTACAATTTGGATCATCGCGGGGTTTATTGGCGCAATCATATACGTCACATAATGGTTGAACTAACAATTGGTCATTGGTGGTCTTTAAAAAATCCATTCCGCGTTTTGATAAATCGCTTACCGAAGTAGTCACTTCATTGTTATTGCCATTATTAGATTCGCTCATTACGACCCTATCTCCAGTGGCATTCGCCCAAACATTTTTATTTTGGAATTTATAATTGACGGGTTCATAATTTGACAAAAAGCACATAGATTTCCCAGACATAGCGTCCTCAATACACCCATCAAACATTTTTAATTTATCAGCATTATTAGTATTATTGGCTGTCGTATTTAATTTTTCTCGTAATTCGGTGCTGGACATAGGACGGCTTACATCCAGTTCAGGCTCATTCCAGGAAATATTGTTCATTTTGACGGCATTATTAAAGTCTAAATTATCGTAATTAAATTCGTCGTAATTAGATGCAACAATATTGTTATTTGACATTATAAAATACAACACAGAAAAAAAAAAATATTTAGCGTCTAGAATTATATTTTTTTTAAAATAAGTATATTAACAAAAATGCTCAATTATTTATTCAAATCTAAATTAGACCATATAGACACGTGTTTAAATCCCGACCCTAAATTACTCCATCCACTATTAAAAGATTATACCGAACCATATAATGAACGTGTTTATAATGATTTGGAAATTTTTAAAGACTACGACAATAATGAAATTGATACCCTGTTTTCAGTTATAAATAAAACGTTTACTTTAAGCGGTGCTATCAAATTACAAAATATGTTTATGAAACCTCAAGACCATTCTAAATTGAAAGCCGGATATAAATTATTAAATAAACATTCAGATAAAGTGCGAGAGTCGTTAATCAAATTAAGTATATTGGAAAAATCCCTTTTAGTTTATTGTAAGGACGACACGAATATAAATGAACTATTAACAAATATTACAATTACAATTCCGTATGTAAATAAATTGAATGAGAATGAGACTTTTATGAATTTATATAATAACTATCATATTTTCAGCCCACTTTTCACCGCGATTTCACCTCTTATATTATTTGTGCTAACATTCCTATTTTCGCGGTTTGCGTTTTTCAAATATGTTGATTACATTTCATTCAATATTCCCAAAACCAATATGTTCGCAAATGGCAATTATTTAAGTGGCCTTATAAGCATCGCGATGTATATTTTTAGCTTATATACCGCCTCTCTATATTCTATAGTTAATCAAAAACTATTGCGAAAAATGTATGAATTTAATAGCCATATCGCCAAAACCCAAACACTCATTCAGGAAATGGAAACGACCCTTCCCGATTTCTTTGACCTAAATAGCGATAGCTATAACTTCTTGAAAACCGAATTCTATGATAGACCCTATAAAATTATTAGTAATAAAGGAAAAATTATAAAAGATTTCTTCAAAATTAAAAATAATATTAAACCCATTAAACAAATGCTGGCGAATTTGGGGAAACTCGATGCCCATTTCAACAATTTACAACTCGGTATAAGCCCCGAATTCTGTTTTTCTAATATAGTTCCTTATAAGAAACCGATGATAATCGCAAAGGACTTATACCTACCAAATACTAAAATTACAGCCATTAAAAATACCAAAAATAATATTTATATCAATGGCAATAATTTAATTGTAACTGGAGCCAATGCCCAGGGGAAATCCACCTTTTTAAAATCAATGGCGGCGTCTATTATACTATCCCAACAACTCGCCATTGCCCCCTGTGCCACTTTTAGTCATACCAAATTTAAATATATAGAAACGTATTTAAATATCCACGATAAAAAGGGCGAAAAATCGTTTTATGAAACGGAACTTGAAATTATGAATTCATACATAGAAAATTTGGAAAAACAACCCGAAAACGAATTCTCATTTATAGTGATTGATGAGATGTTTAGTGGCACTAATCCAAATGACGCTATTAGTGCTTCCATAGCAATTGCCGAAAAAATGGAGACATTTAAAAACAATGTGGCTATTATCACCACCCATCACCACCAACTTAATCAATTGGATAATTTTAAAAAATACCATATGCTCAATTATAGATTAAAACACGGTGCCAATAAAAATACTAATGGGATTGATATACTTAAAACTAAAAATTTTGATAGTTCCGTTGTAAAACGGGCGGAAGAATTAAAAAAAAACATATAAAGAGAATTTCACTATTCATAATCACAGTTAATTATGAAGATTAATATTATTCATTCACAGCATTCTAATAGCGTTATGAACGACGCCGAAACGCTTGACTATATTTTAAAACGACAAAAAGATAAAACCGAAATTAGTCATATTAATGTCAATAATTATACATGTCCCAATGCCAAAGTGAATATTTTTATTGAAACTATTAATTATAGCTTTGTTCGCAATGCGTCCTATAATATTTTTATTCCTAATCAACACTATTTTTCACAGGAAATGATGCCAATGTTAGAAGGAATTGACAAGATTTTTTGCAAAACGAAATATTGCTATGAAACATTCAAAACATTTGTAGCTGAAGATAAATTACTTTATACTGGCTGGCGGTCAACCGATATTTCATCTCACCAAATTGACAAAAACTTGGAAGACTGGTTTGTGCTATATACCGATCACAATTACCAAGAGGTCCAAAAAATAATTGATATTTGGACACTGGAATATCCAACCCTTAATATAGTATTTAGTGGAGTTCCAAGAGTCGGTTTGAAGAAACGGAATTTGGCAAATATAATGTACATTGACCAAATTGAACCCGGAAAATACGAAAACTTATTTAATAGCTGTATGATTCATGTAATTTTAGATACAATTGATAACTATAACCATCATTTAAATCAAGCGATGTTATCGGGAAATGTCCCCATTTGTATAAATAAAGGACCGATGGCGGAATTGCTATACGAAGATAATTTTTTTGGAATTTCTTGTAGCAAAAAATCCATTCCAAAATTTTTAGGTTCTAAATATAAATTTAGTGCCAACAGTTTAGAGGAAACTGTGAAAAAAGTGGTTGGAATGTCCAAAAACACATTGGAGTTAATCGGTGAAAATAATAAAATGTGGGCGAATAGAAGGCACAATATATTCAATGAAGCAATTCAGCAACATCTAAAAGAATTAATGTTAGATGTGCGAAATATTAAAAAACGGGTAATTAAAACCTATGAAGACGACGAATTACCTACCATATCGCTCGTTTCCGTCTATACATCTACGCCACGATTTTTTAAATTGCCAATTCTAAATTATAGATCCCACAGTTATCCACGAGAACGGTTAGAATGGGTCATTGTAAGCAATAATAAAGAAGACGCAATTGAGGAGTTACTTCCACCTAGCGATATTCGGAAACAATATAGAATAAAATACGTAGATTGCGATTCGGACAAAACTTATGGAGAAATGCTTAACATTGGTGTAGAAAATACGACGAACGACCTCGTATATGTTATGGAAGACGACTACTTTTTCTATCAAAATGGTTTGCGAATGGCGGTGGAGGAGTTTTTGAATTCGGGGAAAAATATTATTGGATGTACCACCATTGGCACATTTGATATTAATAACTATATTTCCATTATTAGCACAAATGGTCAATCATTCGACCAAGCTAAACGCATCTATTTAGGTACTGTATTATTCAAGAAAGACTTTTGGGAAACTGGTAAATTTGGAAGCGATGTGGGTAATGAAATGTCACCTATGCTCGCCAATCGGTTTAAGGAATATGGGGAATATTCTTGGGATAATAAGTTTGTTGGCCTAATTTACAGTGGAAATACCGGTAAATGGACTGTGCCCGAAAATCAAGAACCAAATGGATGTCACTATAGATTTTCAAAGAACGTTTATGAATTTATTGTGGGATTAGACCCCAAACCAGAAATTAAAGAAATTTAGGAAAGGGATGATTTTTTATTTATTATTTTTTGAATTAGATGTAGGTGATTTTTAAGGTTTAAGGTTGATTTCAATATACGAATGTAAGCATTTCTGGAGGTAGCATTAATCGCACAAACCTTGCCTAGAACTTTTTTGTATAGTACCATCAAGTCCTTATCTTCAAAAAGTGAATTATTATCATATAATTTTTGAATTAATTTTAATAGGTTAACGTCGTAACTATTATATTTGGCCATTATTTTTTCGGATATTATACTTTCCATTTTTTTATAGTTTCCTTTATCACAATATTTACCAATTGGGTTGGTTTCACTCCTACAATTTTTTACAGATTCATATATATTAAAATCTGCTTTAGTTTTACAAATCCGGTCATACAAACGATTTTCAACGATTCTATTATTATATGAAAAATCAAACGAACCATCATCTAAATATGATTTAAATATAATGTTTGTTTGGGTATCTAATAAGGTGTTTATATTTTTGGATATATATTTATTATAGTATTTTAATATATCAAAATTAGGAATATTTTTATTCAGCAAAGGTAAGATATAATCATTATAGTGACCACTCTCATCATTCATAAATATTTTTGCGTCTTTTATTAATATTGTACCCGATAAAACTACCTCAAATGTATCACCTAGATCTTCCTCCATCATTTCCGCGCATATTGTATGCCCAAGGGCGAAGTCTTTTAGATTTGATCCAACTATACCCATAACCATATTGTTAGTTTTATCATAACCATATACATATAAATAGCCATACTCGGGATATTTAATCATATCTGCTTTAAATTTATCAATATCGTTCGGTAATAAATAATAACTAACAAGAGTTTTCATTGGCACGTCTTTAGCGGTTAATTTTAAAATACCTCCATTAACCTGATTATACTCATAGCATTGGTCTGTCACTGTTTGCATCGCCTGTTTAAATTCAGTGGATGTTATCCTAAATTCTTTTCTATTATTACTTCTACTACGGGTTTTACTTCTATTATTACTTCTATTATTACTTCTACTACGGGTTTTACTTCTATTATTACTTCTATTATTACTTCTATTACGGGTTTTACTTTTATTATTATTTCTATTACGGGTGTTACTTTTATTATTATTTCTTTTACTTTTATTCGTTGAATTGGTTAGACTTGGTATCATATAATACATAATAGAAAAAATAAATTATACAATTATTATTCATTATGAATTCAACCTATTTAACAAATTCAATAGTTCCGACTATACTTTTGAATAATTTGAAGTAATGTTGAAAGCACATTTATGCGATTTAGACAGATATATCCATACTTTAACTTTTTCAAAAAGTTTGGAAAATAAAAACATTTGTTATATTAATGAGTGAACTCGTGCGACAGCTTACATTATCAGATATAATATTTTCAGGCTATGGTTATACGGTTGGTGCGGGGGTGTTTGCTTTAATGCCATATATAGTTAAAAATGCCAAAAATTACACTTGGTTAGCATTTTTAATTGGTGGCGCAATTAGCATTATGACGGCAATGAGTTATGCTAAACTTAATATCGAATACCCGAGTAATGATGCCGAATATTCTTGGATTATTGAAACGTTTAAAGTAGATAACCCTAAAACTAAAAAAGATAACCAACATAATAAATATGTTAAACTTTTTTCAGCTATTGTTATTTGGGCAGTGATGATTCTAGGTGTCACTATGAATTCAGTAATTATTGTAAGTGTAAGTAATTTTTTTAAAAATATGAATATAGGTAATATTCCAACCAATATTATAACATTAGTAGCCGTATTATTCCCAACATTTTTAAATTTATTGGATGTTAAGAAAATGTCTATTGTGAATATTATAGTCACTATATTAACCACCTTAATACTTGGATTAATTCCTGTATTTTCTATTTTTAAACATCCTCACATTAAAGACATTGTTCCAACTGTGCTTAATACGAATACAATTCAAAATATAATTAAAGCGGTTAGTATTACCATATTACCATATAATGGATATCAATCGGTTGTTCAGATGTCGGAAGAAGTTAAAAATGTGAATAATATTCCTAAGGGTATGTTGATTTCAGGAGTGCTTGCTATTGGACTTTATACAATACTTTCGGTTGGACTTATACTTATATTAGGTGTTTCGAATATTTCAAAGTCAACATCACCGATTGCGGACGCTTTCTCAATATTTTTCGGCAAATACTCTGGAAAT